ATAAGCATTATACACTTTATTAAATATATTTCTATAATAAGGAAAACTAGCATAATTAGATTTATGTGAGTTCTTGTAATGCAATACAGAAGTACGATCCTTTTTAATTATATCTGCTATAACAGTTACGTGTATATCTTTAGCCATAATTCCTATTACTGATGCTACCATTCTAGGTATTAGGACTTCTTGCTTTCTAGTATTAAAAGCTAAAGAACCTTGTTGCAACCCTACCATCTCTGTAGTAAGGTCGCAAATTAGTTCAAATTGTTCTCTATCTGTCATATTAAAATGGTAAATCTGAATCAATCTTTTCAGCTACTTTATTTATTTTACTTTGTGTAGGAGTTAATCCCCATACCCATTCATAAAACATTTGTGCATTTTTAAGTACATCTTCAGGTGTACATTTATTATCATAATCAACGGCAGCTTTTAAACTTGATTGCTTTACAATAAGTTTCTGTACATCATCTTGTTTAGGACTTGATTGACTTTGATTATTCTTTTGATAATCTGTTACAATCTTAATACTTCCTTTGTCGTTTATGGTGTAAGAAATATCTTGACCATTAGACAATTTAGAATCATTTGACTTACGATATATTTTACCTACATCTCCGTTATGTAATTCTACTTCAAATACATATAGTTCTTTAAACATCCCTGAACCTTGTACGTTTACTACTTTACTATTTTTCATATTTATTTATTTATTAAATTATTATCATATTCCCAAGCACTTTCACAATGCTCTCCACATTTACTACAGATTTTTAAATCTGTGTCCATCTTTGCTTCGCAGCAGTTACTTTTATTACTCCATTCTTTTTCACAATCACACTCATCATAATCTCCACATATAACACATCTTGTATCTTCATCAACGTATATATTTAATGTAGGATCAATACAATGCTCGTAAGTTGCTTTTAACCAATCTTCGTAATTTATATCCATTGAATAATAACTTTAGTCATACATACAACAAAAGCTACTGCAAAAATGCTAGTAGCTAATGTTTTTAAAAATGTATATGTTGAGTTAGGTACTACAGAAACGGCATAATCTCTAATGTGTTGATGTTTAAAAAACTCTACAACTTCTTTAGCATTAAGTATATATTCGTTTCTTGTTTGTCTGTTAATTACTTTATAGTTTGTTTTCATTTGTTTTTGTTTTTAGTTATTAATTATTGTAAAATACTGTCTTTCTTTCAAAGTCCATACCTTCACAATATTTAGGGCATTCTCTTTTTTCTAATTCTGCTAAAGCTATTTCTATTAATATTGCATTTTGTCCTATAATAGGATCTGCATATTTAAGGAAATTGTTTAACATATCTGTTGCGTTTGCTTCTGCGTATTGTTTTGCTTTTGCGTATTCTGATTTAGTCATTGTTTTTGTTTTAATTAATATTAGTACAAATGTACAACAAATATTTATATTAACAACTATTTTAACATAAATATTAAATAAGTTATTAACAATTAAGATGTTAATATATATAAGTTATTGATTATAAGGGCATTAAGAGGTTTAATGGAGTTTGTCCATTATTAAGAATAACTGCACAACCTACGGCAGGTCGCTTTCCATATTTAGCATAAGCCATAGCATAGGACTTGTGATTTATACCACAACCTACTTGCATACCAAATACTCTAAAGTTTTTTCCAACGTAGTGTTCGCAATATGCTTGTGTGTGTAGATGTCCTTGTACTGTGTTCATCATATCTGCTCTACACTTTGTTCTTGCAGTACCACCTTCTCCGTGTATATACTGAACTCCATTAAGTTCATATCTTTCTACAAAGTTCCAGTTAGGTACTTCTAATACTTCTTTATATGATTTGATCCATTTACTTGGTATTGCACTTGTCTGTGCTTTACGCATAATGATTCTATCGTGGTTTCCTATTATTACAGTTGCTTTAGGAAAAGCATCATACCACCTAGAGATTCTCTTAATAGCTAATTCTAGCTCATCTAAGCCACCCATTCCATCTGCTGAGGTTTCGTGGTAGGAGGAGTAGTGATTGTCTATTATATCGCCTATAAACACTATCTCCGTGCAATTATAGGTGTGGTATTGTTCTATACACCAATCAAGATACGAGTCAAGACAAAAAGGTTCGTGCAAATCTCCAATGACTAATACGTTACTTACTTCTTGCTCTCGCAGTTTTTGAATGACTTGTATCTCGTGTGGTTTTAATCTGTATCTATTACTTCGCATCTTTACCGAAGTCCTGTAAACCTGTAACTCCTAGTAGTGCTAATAAAGCCCAAAATATTTCGCTAACGTGAACTTCATCTACACCTAATGATCTTGCGATAAAAGGTACAACCATAGCTGCTATTGTGTACCATACTTTCTTTGATTTTAACATAGTCATTATTAAATATTCTTTCATTTTATTTATTTTTTATTAATAATTTAATATTCTCGCCACCTAAATTAAGTATTCTCCTCATCAAAAAGTCCATAGCATACCCTGACTTACTAACATAGTCCTGTTCATTGTTCATTCCTACTAGAATACAACCCTGTGTATGTTCAGGTCTATTACCTTTGTGAAATAGGATATAACTTCTATCAGGCACTTCCTGTACTAAAAGATGTAAATAATCTCTTGTAGCACTCTCTCTTGGTGTACGCATCCTTACATTGTATTTACCTTCAGGTATACAACTTATATTGCGTTCATTGTTTATGTATGGATTTTCTAAGGTATCACATACATATTCTTCGTTCAGATACAATCTACCTATTATAGAATTATCTGTAAATATTTCTCTCTCAAGAACAAGATTAACCTTGCCCTCTACTTTTTTTCTTGAAACCAATTTGACCTTTGGAAGCATTTTTAGAATGTACTCCTTTACGTTTTGTAGGAGTTTTTTTAATGATTGTATAAGATTTAATTTTTTTTGGCATTCTTCTTTTTTTGATTATACCATTTATCAATCGTATATAAAATTGAAATTACTAGCAGTATAATCTTTAGTGCTAGTTCTAAATTAGAAAATGTTGTTACACTTAGGACTGTTCCGTTTACTGCTGCTACTTCTAGAGTGTCCTGTACTGTTTTTTGTATTGGCATTTGTCAAATATGTTTTTAATTTAATCTTATTTACTTCTTTTACTTTATATCTTTTCTTCATTATGTAAGATCAGGTGTTAAAAAATCTCTAAGTGTTATTCTATCTCCCTGCATTTTAGGTCTTTCTAAATTCATTCCTGCATAGTATGCGTTGCTATCAGGTGTAACATCTGCACCTGAGTTTGTATTGTATTCAGGAAACAAGCTAATGTTGTTCTTAATATATTCTATCATACGTTCCATATAATACTCTCCTGTATTTAATACTTCACTTCTAAGATGTTGTGCTTCTTCTGTAGTTAAAGCTACTCCATTTTCTGATGTCTTAGAGTATATGTTTCCATTCTCTATCTTAAAACGTAAAAAAGGTATTGCGTGATATAACGCAAAGTTAGGTAGCATATCTCCTATGTAAGTATTTAATAATGTTTTGTAATTAACATTAGCAGGATCATTTATAGTACCTGCTATAATAAGGTCTTTTAATTTATTATTAAGATGTGTGCCTAGCTTGGTCTCCACATAAAGTTTTTGACTCTGTTTAATGAATGGAAGTAAGAACTCAGGATCAACATTTAAACTTATAGATGTTGAATCTTTTAATTTATCTTCTGATATGAATAGTACGTATGCCATATTATCTCTTTTTTACTAATCCGTTATTTTTCATTCTCTTAGGTGCTATTGCTACTCTCCTGTCATTTCTTTTAGCAGTAAACCCTTCTGACCTAGCTTTTGTATATCCTACTAAATCTGCATCTTTAATCTTTGTACTTACAGATATACCTAGTTCTGTACGGAAAATCTGTCTGAGCCAGTAATGATGGCAGCTATTTCCTCCCTTATATAAAAATTTATCGTAACCTGCTTTACCTGTACCTTTAGGAGAAAAATCTCTATTTAATTTAAACATCCTATCAATATCTTCCTTTCTGTATAATTTTTTTGCAGCCATCATCTGTTGACAAAAATCTCTTTTTTTACCTGACTTTCTAGTTAAAAACTCATCTTCTGCATATACATATCTAACTCTATAATAGTCGTATGTCTTTTTAGATATACCATCTTGATCCGATTTAGCATCAGGTATTGCTCTCCCTGTACTTAATTCAATTTTCTCAGCAGCTATTTGATTTAGTTCTTCTTCAAAGTCAAAATCTGCGTGTTCTCCATCTACAACTTCTTCATCTATTAGTTCCCAACCTTCAGGTATATCCTCTACAGTTTCTAAGAAAGCATCTAACTCAGTTTTAGCTTTTATAGGTACACAATTAGGAACTTTCCTGCCATCTTTTATTTTATGTCCTATAGGTTCATATCCTGATTGACAAGGGTTTGGTGTTATCATATCTTCATCTCCATAACAACTCTTGTCGCATTTACCATCTTTCTTACCACAATCACATTCTTTGTCTAAAGCATTTTTACAATCACAATCTTTTAAATCTATTAATTGATCGTGGTTTTCACAAGGCATATAATACTCGTTACCATCTTGCGTATGTATATGATGTCCACTACAACCTAACCTTTCTGCTTCTGCTTCAGCTTCTTCTATACTATCAAATAAAGGTAACTCTTTACCATCAGTAACCATAGTGCCTACTTTCTTTAAGCTATATCTATCTTCATCTTCTGCCGTTAGTTCTTCATCATTTAAAGGTTTAAGACCTAATTCTTCTCTAATCTCATCTTCAGTCATTACTTCCTTCATATCTTCTATAGTAAACTTAGATGTAATAGGTTTAGCTTGTACAAAAGAGAAAGGTATATTAATACCATTAACTTCAAATATTTTAGATAAAGTTTTTATTATGGCTTTTTGGTAGGGTACTATTACAGTATTTAAGTATATCTC